GAGAATTTTTTATGGCATCAACATACACACCTTTAGGTGTAGAACTTCAAGCAACTGGTGAAAATGCCGGTACATGGGGAACAAAAACTAATACTAATTTACAAATCATCGAGCAGATAGCCGGTGGTTTTACACAACAAGCAGTAACTGATGGTGCAGATACAGACCTTTCTGTTAGTGATGGATCAACTGGTGCAACTCTTGCACACAGAGTTATAGAATTTACAGGATCTCTTACAGCATCAAGAAACGTTACAATACCTTTAGATGTTCAAAACTTTTATATTTTAAAAAATGCAACATCTGGTTCTCAAAACGTAGTATTTAAATATGATACTGGTACAGGAACTAGTGTTACTATATCAAATGGAAAAACAGTTATTGCTTATGCAAGAGCAGATGACGGAACTAATCCAAATATTACAGAAGTTACTTTAGGAGCTGATGTAGTTGATGATACTTCACCACAATTAGGTGGTAACTTAGATACTAACTCTTTCATGATAGACTTTGATGATGCTCATGGTCTTAGAGATGAAAATGGAAATGAACAATTAATTTTTGAAACAACTGGTTCTGCAGTAAATCATATTGATGTAACAAACGCTGCAACAGGTTCAGGACCTCAAATAGGTGCAGTTGGAGATGATTCAAATATTAATTTAAAATTAAGACCAAAAGGAACTGGTGAAATAGAGGTTATGGGTGCAACAAACCCAGGTACCGTTGTTCTTAATTGTGAATCTAATTCACACGGTATTAAACTTCAATCACCTCCACATAGCTCAGGACAGAGCTATACACTAAAATTTCCAACTGGAAACGTAACAGCAGACAGATTTTTAAAAGTAGCTAGTGTTACTGGTTCAGGTGCAACGGGT